TATAATCTTTACTACTGTCATCGTAATAAATCTTTTCAAACAAAGTATAAGGATTTACTATACGTTCTAGTTCTCTTGTCTCTGTATCGAACACATGGAAGCCTTTAGGGTCTTGCCAGTCATTCCAGTAAATCTCATATGGTGTGCCGAGATAATAGATATGTCCATCATCAGATTTATGATGAAAGTGTCCACTCATTACAATATCAAATCTACTGAACATTTCCTTGTTATAAGAACCTTCATGTCGATGGCCGCCCTTGAACATTTCAAAGCCATCAACCTCTAAATGTCCCATAGCAATTTGTGCTGGTGAACGTACCATAGCAGACATAGATGCATCGTAATTACCAGCATTTATCCAAGGTACAAACTGAATAGGAACACCATCGAATTCTACTACTTCTGGATTTGTATAAATCTTAAACCTGTCCTGTCCTACAAGTTCTTCCATAGCATTTACTTCATTGGTGTTCTTATAGTAGGTATCGTGATTGCCAATAATAATGTGTAATTCTATACCATCTTTTTGAAACTGACCAATAAAACGCTTACGAAAATCATTAGCAATCCTGTATGAGATAAACTTGCGCCTATCTACAACATCGCCCATATGTACACATGTAGTAATTCCGTTATCTTTTAAATATGGAAAAAATACATTGTCATAAAATTTATAAAAATACTCGTTGAAATTTTGGTTATCGTTTCTAGCACCAAAATGAGTATCAGTAACGATAGCTATTTTCAACGCTCTTCACCTCTTCCGACTACCTTATCTATATCATCTTCCATAAAATTCTCTAAATTTTTCTTTTTAGCAACAGTTTTTTGTTTAGGTTTATATACATCTTCTGCTGGTAAAATAGCATTTAAATCTAAATGACCAACATCATATACTCTGTCATCACCTTCCATAGTTGAATAAGATAAAACTTCGTTCTTCTCTATCATTTTATTTTTAACATGCGATTGCTTTTTCTCTTTTGCAATCCTTCGTAAAAATGCATAATAAATTATTTGTGTAAAATATGCGAATGGATTTTTTGATTTCTCTGGATTAAAATTCTTAACATATTGTAAACAATTCTCTATACCGTCTGATATCATTTCATCACGATAAGTATAATTAATAAAATTTGGCCTATACGATAAATGATTTGCAATCTTCAAAAAACACTCACCAATATAATTTGTCACTGGCGGCGGTGTTTTACCTTTCTTTTCTGCTTCTGCAACACGGTCTTTCCACTCAATCATCGCAGCCAAGAATTCCTTGTTGTTTACATAATGAGTACCTTTTTCTTTTGCCATTACAACTCCTTAAATGTTTCACACATAATACACTATACAACTACAAATGTCAATACCCTTTTATTTTGCAAAAGGAACTTGACTTCGCTTAAAAAATCAGTATAATAAGCTATGTTGTGGTTATAGGTAATTTGAGTTTATTTAGTTTATAGTTACTAATCTCATAGTTAAACTGTTGTTGGTTGTATATATTTATTCTCTCAGCAAAATGATTTAACGTAAAATTCTTTCTCTCTCTATAAGACATGTCATCTCCGATATCAAATACAATCACAGAATCTTTGTTTTTTGAAGTACGCAATCCTCGGCCGATAGATTGGAGGACTCGAATTTTTGATTTAGATGGGCTTGCGAGCACGATGTTGTTAATGTTACGAATGTTAACGCCAGTACTAAAAACACCATAGGAAGCAATAATGGTGGAATTTTTCGCCCCATCAACGATGTGACGTATCTCTTCACGTTCTGTAGTATCTGTTTTCCCATAGATAAAAAATACATTTTCTCTTTCCTTCATTTTATCGTATAGAACCTTACCATGTTTTTCTACTAGCTGAAATAAACATAGTGTATTGCCATTTAAATGTTTTAATAAGTTTGTTAGAAATAAATTTCTCTTATCATTAGTAACTAGGTAATTAAGTTCTTCTTGATATGTTAGTTTTTCCCTTTTCGATGGATGTTTTAATAGTATACACTTTATTCGTAAATTTGCAAGGGTCTTTTTATCTATTAATTCTTTAGTAGAAACAACATCCTTTACAGCTCCAAATAAACCTTCTAATACTAATCTATGTGTTTGTGTATCATCTAATGTACCCGTTAAACCATATCGGTATTTACATTGATGCAGTTTAGTCATAATACTGGTTAAAGACTTAGCTTTAAACAGATGAGCCTCATCTCCAATAACACAATCAAATTTTCTAAAGTATGATTTGGGTAATTTATATATTGATTGCCAAGTAGAAATAACTACAGGCTTAGTTATTTTCTTATCATGGCCTTGGTAAATTCTTTGACAATATGTTTCTGAACTCCAACCATAATCGTTAAAGTCTTTGTACATTTGTTCAACTAGTGATGTAGTAGGAACCAAAATGAGTGTAGTCATTTCACTCATTTGAAAGTACCTTACTATAGAATATATAATTAATGATTTACCAGAAGCAGTAGGACTAAGAAGAAGACAACGATTTCTGGCCAGAGCATGATGCACAGCGTCAAGTTGGTAATCACGGATTTTAAGAGATTTTCCACGAGCTCGGGGTTTGAGTGTTCGTATAAATCCTTGCACCACACTTCGGGCCATCTCTCTTTTTTCTTCGACTCCTTCTTCAATTTCATATCGTATACCATTATCGTTGCTCCACTTTTTTATATACGGTAACAATCCGACATATATTTCACCTGAGGCGGGGGAGAATAAACGTATCTTTCCATCCCAAACTCTATTGCGGTATGCGGGCATGAACTTAAATCCTGGCACTTCAAACGTGAAGAAGTCAGACAGTTCAGCACTTTCACTAGAGGATATATTAGTAATTTGTAAATATGTTTCATTTTTCTTAGATATACGCATTTTGCAATGTTTTAGGTTCTCCATACTCTCCACGAACTAAGATGTTCCATGATATACTTATGCGTTCATCTCCTGTGGGGGGAACCCAATGTTGTAACCATGAAGGAAAAATAAAGCCCTTACCTTCTACCGAATTAAATTGTAACATACTGGCATTATTCCAGTTTGTTTTATTTCTAGGTTTCATGACATGAGCTTGTACTCTTGGGTCAAAAAACTGAATAGGTGATGTTTTATCGGATGTACTTAAATAATATACGCCTGATAAAACATTGTTTGAGTGTGTATGTGGTGGATGCGAATCACCTTCATATAATTTATTAGCCCACATACCAGTAACTTCTAAACTATCGTATTCATATTCTAAATCATCTAAGTATTGTCCTGATACTTCTTTTACCATATCTCTTAATTTTGCAAAATAAGAAAGACAATGTAAATCGTCAGTAGTATGGTATTTGTGATTTTTTCTTACTTGTCTTATATAAGAATCCATTAAATGTTTATCTATCGGCATATAATCAAATTCATATATTATAGTAGGAAAACATTTATGTATGTTTACATCAACCATGATACTATACTCCAGCGAATTCCTTTCGTTATTTTATCGACTGAATGGGGGAACATAAAGTTAGATGGAAAAATTAAAGCAGAACCCCATGAAGGACTAAAGATAGCATTGGATACTTGAAATTCTCCTCCCTCATAATCATCATTTAAAAACAATAAAGCTGATACTTGGGGATATCCCCATTCTTGACCATGACTATGATGTATGTTATCTACATGTCTAGACATAAAGTGACCTTCTCCATATCTATTAATTCTAAAATCTGTAGTATGATTTACAGTAAAATCTGCAAAATCTTCATTATATTTTTTCGCTACTTCTGCATAACACTTTTTAACTTCTTCATAATATACGTTGTCTTTGCGTATCCAAAATTCATCCATTTTTACTCGATCTGGTGTGTTAGTACTTTTTCCTTGGTGAGTTGAATATGTTGAAGCTTCAAAACTTAAATCCTCTGCATTAATAATTTCATTACATAAAAACTCTGGTACAACATCTGTATAATACTTTACATAATCAGTAACATCCATTTATAACATCCCCGCCTCAAATTTTTTCCAATCTTGGGCGTTCCGTATATCCCATCCACGTTTATCAATTGAATTGATAATCCCGTCAATATACTTTATAATTACTTCGTAATAAGCAATTTTTGCTTGTAGTTCAATAATATCATCATCTGCATTTATATACATTTGCAAATCATTTTTTAAAACTTTTATGTCAAATGGTTTTGCAGCATATACTTTTGCATCAGACTTTCCACCGTAATACTCCCATTTCTCACGATAGAGTTTTGTGTATTTAATATGTGCTTGGGTTTTTAATAACTCAAATCTAGATTTGTATTCAAGCCACTTAGGTTTGATATTTTGATTTTTATAGGATTCTTGGTCTAGGTTTTCTAGTCGTACAATTGCAAGGTCTTCTCTTGCCTCAGATTTTAATTCATCAAACTTATCCATAATATATCCTCTAAATCATAAGTGAGCAGGTCAGGATTTCTCTCTGAAATTATATTGACCTAAAAATACAGTCTAAAAGTTATTACTTGTTAAAGCATATCCTTAGCTGCTCAAAACTATTTATAAACTTTTAATCTCATACAATTGATATGCAAACTCCGCATCTGCCCGTAAATATTCAACATCCGTTGCTTCTTGATTATATTCCAAAGCACTTAAACTTACAGGGAAAATATCTCTATATGTAACTTCTACAATTGGATTGTTTTTATTTGAAAGTATACTTAATGTCGCATCAGAAAACATCGGTAACACAGCCCCCGCTGAACCCGGCTTAAGGTCTACTTTACTGGGTTTTGAAGGTGAACCAGGCATAGAAGCGGTTTCTGTTCTAAACTCTGAAAACTGTTTTCTATCTTTAGGAAAACCAATACCTGTCATCCACTCATGTAATGAAAGATAATTTTCCAGATATTCATCTACAATAAAACCAATATTAAGTTGGCCGTACTCAACCTTATCGCCCATCATAGGAATATTTACCAATGGCGTTGCATAGTTAGCAATACCCAAACTAATTTCTGGAATATTCGCAGTTACCGTAAAGAATTCAACTTTAGGTAATTGATGAATACCAAATCTAAATTGAGTTGGACTTGCGTAATCTAATTTATCTGGTTGTCGTTGTAATGACCTATTTGTCGCCATTTAAAATCCCCATCTTCAACTACCGATACATATACTTGACTAATTACGGCATCTATTTCATGATGCCAATAATTTAAAAACTTATGTACCCTTGGTAACTTGGGTACATAATCATTGGTCTGCCAAATAAACTCCTGTAGGACATTCTGATAATCAGGCATCCAATAGTTTACATTGACTGTGACACAGTGTTTTTTCCGTATCAATATCATTACAACTATTTATAATAAAAAAAAGAGGGTGCCCGAAAGCACCCTCTTAGTTGGTAGTCAACTTTATTCTTATTATTACATAAGGTTAGTGACTTTAACCCTGCGATACCAAGCATTGGTATTTGCATCAAGTGACGAATTGGTGTTAGCAAAATTCAACGCCGTTGATGCTGCACCAGCATCGGCAAATGGATTAGCAGCCATTCCGTAACGAGTCTTGAAACCAATTTTTGGTTGGAAAGTATCTTCACCAACCGCACGAACCATTTGCAGCGGAACGTATGGGCAGTAAAAGAAACCAGCATCATAAGGGGAAGTACCCTTATAACCAACAACATAGTACTGACTAGCAGCAACATTCGCAGCATACGGATCAACGTATACTTTGTAACGTCCGTTCATAACACCAGCAAAAGTTGTGCTTGTGTCATCAACATTCAAGTTGTTGTTAAGAGCAGGAGTGTAATCAAGTACACCAGCCATCTGAAGAGCAGACGCAACGTCAGCTGAACAGATAATCATGTTACCTTTACCCCTACGAGTCTGTTGACCAAT